CATTGCCCTTGCTTCTACACGCATGTTGAATTGCTCTGTTTTCCAATGCTCAAACCTTAGTTTTGCCCCTTCAATCAGGTATTTGAGTTTTTCTTCTTCTTCAACAGCCTGTCTCAACCCTCCCAACAAGGCAATGTAGTCAGGGTGGCTCAGGGCATAGGCTTCTTTTGCGCCCAGCGTACCGCCTTCGTCTGCCATCAGGATAGCCTTCTTGCTCTTGAGGTAGTTCTCAATGTAGACACGCTCTGCCTTGGCATTGGCGTACTTTGGGGCGTTATCCCTAATAAAGTCAATCGCTTTTTGTGCTGCTTCGTCACTCATGTTTGCCCCTTAATTGATTCACTCACAATTCGCCCACATAGTTTGCATTCCTTATGAAAATATCCGTTGTAAATCCATCCTGATCGTGCTCCAAGATGTCCTGTTTTTTCGCACAGCCACCATCCAAATCGTGTGTACCAAGGTTGATTCATGCTTGCCCCTTCAGTTTTAATCCATGCTCTGCCATAGCTTGTTTAATAAACTCAATTCCCTTCATGCCCAAGTTAGGGATTCTTCGCAGTTCGCGCTCAGTCCAGTTACACAAGTCCTCTTTCATCCAAATGTCTTCACAGGTCAGGCAGTTGTGGTATCTAACTGGCAAACCAAGTTCCTTTAGATTGGAGTTTTCGTAGCGTCTTTTGCGCTCTGCCTCACTTTGCCAATAATTGTGGATTTGTTCTCTACGTTCCCACATTCTTTCTGCCACTTGGTAAGCATCCAAAGTGATCGCAGTCAAGTCACTTATGCCAAACTTTTGGATCTGAGCATTCATTGCTTGAATAGCACATTGATCTATATATTCTTCTTTAGTCATGGTTCTTTTCCTTTACTTTTTCATATGTAAACATGATTGCACTAAATAAACTTCCACCAGAAGCCAACTCTATGCCTTTAATTTCTTCTTCTGTTAAACCTACCCATTCTCTTCTAGGTTTAAAGTAAATAGGCTGTCCAAGTTGTTGTTCTATTTGTCTTTTTCTCCAGCCTTGTGCCTTGTCTATGGCCTCAAATGCTTCGTCTTCTTCAGTCATGTGTTCTTCTCCTTGAGTTGATAGTCCTTGAACACAGTCCCTTTGCTTGCATCACCTTTCCAACACTCCTTGACCCACCCACGTTTGCCTGATTTGTAGGTGCGCCAATGACCTCTGACTTGGTGTCTGCGTGGGCTTGCGTGTGTACCGCCTTGCGGGTCGTTCTTGGCCTTTGGTGGCTCAATCTCAACTGTGTGCCAGTCAAATGTCAGGGCTGACTTGCCTTTGGCTTTGCGTTTGGCGTTGATGAATGTGCGCTGTGGCGTTGGCTTGTAGGCTTGTTCTTTACCAGCCAGTTTCAGCAAAACCGCATAGACCATGCGTAGGACGGGCAGGATTTCATCTTGGGTGACTTCCTTGTTGTTGTTGATGTACTTCATCCCTTGGTCGGTCAGGATGTAGGCGAATGGTGCAAAGTACTTTGTTGGCTCAATCGTGCATCCAGCCACGGTGACGCTATTCTCTCCTGCGGTTAGCCACAAGCTGAATTTTCTGCTTTTGCTGTCCACCCCTGCGATTCCTGTGCGTTTGAATGGTAGGTTCATTACAACCTCTGCGGGAATGTGCTTGTCAAAGATTGGCTCCATCATGCCCACATCAAACCACAAGGCAGTTTCTGGCTCAGGCGCAAGTTTGACTGCTTCACAAATCAATGGAGTCATGTGTTCTTCTCCTTAATGCCGTGGGCGGCTTCGACCCATCGAGCGACCTTGCGAAATGTTTTGCTGTCACACGGGCAGAATGGGTTGTTGATGCTGAATGTCTGGTCACGCCCTTTTTCCAACAGCTCATCCGTCAGCGGCTTGCGCTTTGGTGGGGTGGTGTAGAGGGGCACGTTGCCTTTGTTGTCGTCATACGATTTGTGCCAACGCAGCCATCCTTTCCCACCATGTGTAATCCAAGCCACAGGCTCCTGCTCTGGCTGTGCCAAGGCTTCTTTGATGGCGGTGATGGCATCAATTGTTTTTACAGTTGCCAACCCTGCTTTTTCATAATGATTCAACGCCTCAAGCGCCAGCTTCAATGCTTCTCTCATAGCGGTGCGTCCTCTTCATTGGCTGGGTTGTACTTGGGGACTTTGTAGTCGTTGGGGATTGGTTTTACAGGGAAGGGCCAATTCATTTTTGTCCCCTCGCTCTGATGTTGTTTGCAATGAGCGCCGAAAAGTTATGTTCTAAAACTTGTTTGGCATGTTCATCTGCCACTTTTGCACATGCCTCACGCTCGTCTTCTATGGCTTTTTTGACCATAAACTTGATTGCTTCGTCCAAAGCTTTTAGAACCAAATCAGCGGCTTCAGTCGTAGGCAAATCTGGATTTGCCCACACGCCATCTTTGGAGATAGACATCACAATGTTTTCAGGATTAGTGTTCCCGTTTTGGTAAAAAGTGATGCTGTTTTTCTTTACATCGTTTGACATTTCTTTTCCTTTACAAATACTTGTTGATCAATGCTTCTATGCCTTTAGTCAGGTCACCGTCACCCATCTCTTCTAACGACATTCGTTGAATGTTATTCATCTTTAGGACAACAGTCAATCCATCACGGGGAGTCTGTTGCTTTTTTGTTGATGGTCTGCCAGCACCCTTGCGTTTGCCACCCCAAGGTCTTGGAGGTCCTACAAACTGATCCCACCACCAAGGCGGTTTCTTGGTGTACTTCTCATACGCTGTTAGCTCCTTGTAGCCAATGTCCTCCCAGTTAATCATGTTGTTCTCTTCTTAGGTAGTCAGCTAAGAGTAAGGCTTCGGCTCTGCCGTTATCTTTCTTTCTGGTCAGCGGTGCGTTAGGCCATAACTGTCTGGCAAGGTATAGGCTCTTATCTTTGTCAGAATCGAGTTTGAGGGCTTTTTTCCATTTCTGAGGGGTAACTATGTGCCAAGGGCAATTAAGGCGCTGTGCGAGGCTTATAGCGGCTCCGTAAGCCATCCCGAACTTGAAGCTGGATGACACGCCTTGTCCGGGCATACTGTGGACTGCTTCGACAATGACTTGCATGTCTTCACGGTCACGGGCTTGGTTGATCTCGGCATACATCAGGTTTGTCAGGATGAACTTCTCGTCATGGATCATGTCACCACAAGAGATGTAATGACCTCGGTGGTTGATCATTCCCCAAGCGCCTGTAAAACCCGGATCCAGCCCTAGGTACATCATGCCATTTCCTTTGTAATGATCGCTCTGGCACGACCATGAATGATGCAGTCGTTAACATAGTCGATTGCTTGTTCAACCTCTTTTACTGTCGTTTCCTCTAGCTGTGCATCATGCACTTGCATAGCCAGCTTGACAGCCTGTAGCTCAGGTCCTGTGAAGACAAAGCTCTTGCCTGTCACACCACGTTTGCCCATGTTGTAAACAGCGTCCTGTGCTTCTCTGATCTCCGGCAACCAGTCACCTCCCTTTTCGGGAAACAGCTTGGCAATGGCCTCTGCTTGGTTGAAGCAATGGATCAAGGTGTCTACTTGTTCTTTGTTGCCTCTGCCGAACATGATCTCGTCAAGGGCTGAATGGTTTTTGGTGATCAAGGTAACCCCAGCATTTGGGACCTTTGCCACCTTGAACATGCCTGACTTGACGTAGGTCATTACGTCATACCTCACGCCCTTGGGTTTGTATCTGCTTTTTTTTCTCATCAATGCGTTCCTTATTTAATCCATTTCACATACATAGCTTTTTTTGCATTTTGTGAAAAATTATTTTTTTTCCACTTACCATGTGATCCACCGGGGTTAGTTGCTCTACCTTTTGTAATCTTGAATAATTCAAAGTTTGTAGCTTTATAAATTGATCCATTAAATCCAAAAGCTAAGTCACATAGAGAAGTAACACATTTAGGTTTCACACCAGTTTCCAATTCCCAATCATTTTTTAACATTTTTAAACATTTTGAGATAAAAAAACTTTCAGTGTTCTTCGGCAAATTAGCCAAAGTACATAGCCTTATAAGTTCAGGAACTTCTGCATTTAGCATTGGAGGAACAAGACCCGGATATTCTTTCCAAACAGGGTAACCAAACATACAAACACCAAAACAATAATCATTAAAGTGAATGCCATAACTTACATTTTTTGCTATGTAAATTTTTCTTTTAAGATAATGATGTACAAAAACAAAATTGTTTGCATAAGTGTTAGATACTTTTTTTACATCAAATTGATTAACGTCTTTTAGTAAATCTTTTTTTTGCAAAAAATCAAATTCAAAAAGTCCAGCGTCAAAAGGTATTTCACTTTTAACAAATATTTTTTGTTGCATTTTTTTCCTCTATACGTTGCTTTACCAATTCAGGCAAATCTTTAAACAACCCCGACTCATCGTCCCGTAGCAAACGGACTTGATGACGAGCGTGATCGATAGAACCGGGATTCATTGCCATCGTGGAATAGTGATCTGCTAATCTCTGGATCAGTTGTTCGTACATCTAGGTCGCCTGTTGCTATCAATGCTTGGTTGATAAGGTAGACAGGGGTTAGCCTGTCTGTTCTTGCTTTATCGAGAATCAAGTGTGCTTGCGTTTTTGTCATGGCAATTCCAAATCAACAAGTTTGTTGTTTTCAACACCAAGCATTTGTTTAATTTCAATTACATAAAAAGTAAAGTCAAAATGACCATCAGATATTCGTTTTGATGCATACTCTTTTGCTTTTTCATAAGCTTCAGCTTGTGTTTCAAAAACATATTTAAACTTAGCCCCAGCTGGACGACTTCCTCTTACAAACAAAGCAAACTTTTTATGTGGGTTGTTTTGTAGATCCAACAATCCTGTGCGATCTACACGATCTTCCTCTGGCAATTCAATGTGTGACATCTTTACTTTCCTTTAGGCAATACATCTCCAAGGGTGGATAGAGTCAATATCTAGCCTTCCCTCTCCAGACTTAATGTGTTGTAAAACAAAAAAAGCCCCAAGTGCGCGTGACGGATTTGTTCGCTTATACGACTGGCCTTGTTCCACCGTTGTACCAATCGCTTTACCAGTCGCCAAATCAACGCTGGTCGCCTTTTGCACCGGGGTGTATCGGTGTGCGGTGTTTTTTGAGTTCAGGCCATGCAACCCATCAGCTAACGCGCTCTGACGGTTGTAGTTACAAAAACAAAAAAGCCGCTTAATGATGCACCTTAATCGCAACCCAACTGACGCTGGGTAAGATACATCTTTAAACGGCTTCAACATGTTGCTTGCGACGACAACGGTTTGGATTATATAGTCCTCAATGGACCTTTTGTGTAAATTGGGTGAATTGATTTCGCAATTCCCGTAGTTTTTCTGCAACATCTTGGGGCATCTTGGCAGCTCTTGACATGTCAGACTCGATCTTTTCCAAGGCAGGGTCCTTAAAGTTGACGTTTACGTTAACCGTCATTTCAGGGATCTCAGCACCATCCCACCGCTGCTGATTGATGTAAACCAAAGGGGCTGGAATGTAGGCTCCTTCAGCCTTTTTCCAAGCGTCTGTAGTCTTCATCCACTCTACGTGCTTGATGATCTGGTCGGCTTGCATGTCCAAACCCAGCTTGTCCCACTTTGCTTTACAGGTTGATTTACCACCTTTGCGGGTGCTGCTAGGCCATGCCTTCCAAAAGTCTTCAAAGTTCATATCAGCTCTCCGTAATGATCTTGGCGGTCTGCATGTCTTGGAGCATCTCCATGAACATCAGCGCTACCGTGTGGGCTTTACCTTCGTCTTGGTCGGCAATGATCTGCACCCCAAGGGTTCCGTCTTCTTTGTCTGTCAGAATGATATTGACTTGACTCATTTTTCTTCCTCTAAAGGTACGTCTTTCCATTCACCAGCTTCGGTGGGGTAGTTGATGTCGTAGTAATGCCATTGCTGCAAAACACGGTAATAATTTTTTACCTCAACAAGTGTCCCATCTGAAGCAACTGCTTTATAAAACGGATTAGACGGACCAGCTCTTTCAACCCATCGCAATTTTGGTGTCGGATTCATTTTCTTTCCCTCCAAAACTGTGCCACTTTATTAAGCAACCACTCATGTGCATCGTATAAAAACATCAGCCCTGCCCAGAAGCAGGACAAGCCAATAAAGGCCACCAAAAGGGCTAAAACAGCCATCAAAGTGTCCCAAGTTAAGTGCCAAAAAGCCATTATTTCTTCCCCTCCAATTCAATTAACAATTCAATGTAATGCTTTGCTTTCTCAAGGTCAGCAATGCCGTTCTTGTCCTTCCAGCGGGTGACATACTTAATGACATTACCTTCGCAGAATCCAAGCTTGTTGGCATGGATGTACTCGACAGGCTGGATGGCCTTGTCCTTATAGTGGTTGCCACCCACCTGCTTTACTAAAGCACCGTTCTTGTCGTACTGTAGTTGTCTCATACTTCTTTGACAAAAATGCCTTCAGGGGTTAAATGACCTTTGCGGTCCTTGATTTCTTGATAAGCAGCTTCAAAGCAGGTAACCAAATCTAGGTCAGCACAGGCACAACCCATGACAAGAGTGACAAGAATGTCTCCGTAAGCATCTGCCATAGCAGCGCGATCTCCTGATCGGATGGCATCCATAAGCTCATCAAGCTCCTCCTGAGTCTTTTGTGCTTGTGCTTGGGGGGTGCTGTTCTGCACTATTCCCCTTGCCTCGCCCCAAGTTATGACCTTCATCTCTATGTCTGCGTAACTCATCTTGCTTCTCCAAATCTTTGCCAAAAATCGCATCCCAACGGTTTGCGTACTCTTCATTGCTGACCGAAAACGGCCTTGGTCTACTTCCCTTGCTCATTGAACCACTCCGGCTTGGCTTCTTTGAGTTGATACACACGAAGATCAGGGATCTTGTTGTTCTTTTTGTACTTGTAAGCAGCAGGTGCAGTAATGCCCAACACCTTAGCCAACTCATACAAAGTAACACCCTTTGGTAAATCTGTAACTTTCATAATTGTCCTTTCTAAACAACGTGGCGATAATATCCCAAACGACAGCAACATGTCATTGTAAAAATCTATTGGTTTTGTTGTTTTGATACAAATAATTGTTGGAGCATTAACCTAAGTTGATGTAGAGTCCTACCATAGCAACGCAAAGTAAAGGAGTTTTATGGACGCAGTAGAGTCATACAGAGAAGGTCACAGGGCTGGTCAGCAGATGGTCCTAGACCTAGTCAACAGGTGGTGTGTGGGCAAGGTTGAGACAGTTGCCCAACTTGTTCAGTACATCAAGGAACTGGAGAACAAAAATGATCAAGACTAATCCGTTTTCAGGTCATACCTATGTGACCACAGGCAACGTCAAGACCTCAGACACAGGCGATACATTCACACGCTGTGGCAACTCTTGGTTCAGCCAAGATGGGGATGTGATACAAAAACAAGGCAACGATTGGGTAAACCTCAAGACAGGGGTGCGCTCAAGTTTTGGTGACCCTTTTGGAGATGATGATGATTAACGACACAACCAGAACCTTCCCACGTACCCTGCAAGAAGCAGCTTCAGAGCAGTTTCCAGTAAACACAAACTGGTTTGAAGAACCAGAAGAAAAGATTGGACTTTATGACGTTATCCTCATTATCATTTCGCTCTTCATCTACGCAGGAATCGCGTATTACTACTACCGAGGGTGATATGTGGGTTGAACAACAGGCATCGTGGGACATGAAAACAGGCAGGTACACCAAGCACATACAGTACGAAGACATCAAGCTTGTAGTCGTGTTTAACCGTGTCTATGAGGATGTTCTGATTGTTGAGCAAATTCAAACCCTTGATGGTCAAAACATCATTGACTTGGTGAGAGACAGAGCAATCACAGTAATTGAAAGAATGTTAGCAAAGGACTTCAAATGAAAATGCAAAGCCTGTACGAAGAGTACAAACAAGAGTTTATGAAATCAGACCAAGAATATTGCTGCTACTGCGGTACTGAACGCACCAGAATTGGTTGCTGCGGTGAAAACCACTTCGTCACGTTTGCTGAAATGGATGATGATGACCAGCGCAACATCATTAACTGGGAAATTGAATGCGCCTTCCTGAAAGAAGGTCTAACGCCAAGCCAAATCGATGCAAAGTTAAAGGAAATCCAATGAACATCTACACAAAACTTAACCACGCCCGTGAACGTTTCCACACCCGTCAGCTCAAGAAGTCAGGCCACAACAAGTTTGCTGGCTACCATTACTTTGAATTAGGTGATTTTGTTGTCCCAGCCCTTGAGATCTTTAAAGACCTTGGTCTGACAAGCATCATCAGTTTTGATTCTGAATACGCCACCCTGACAATCGTAAACACCGAAAAGCCAGAAGAGACTATTGTTATCTCATCACCCATGTCTACAGCGGCTTTAAAGGGCGTTCAAGAGGTTCAAAACCTCGGGGCAGTACAAACCTTCCTTAGACGCTATTTGTGGGTTGCAGCGCTTGAAATCGTTGAACACGATGCCTTGGACGCTACAACAGGTCGCAAAGGTGATGCACCTATCGTGACACCAAAGGGTAATGTGGGAGAAGACTTGCCCGAAGAAGAAAAAGAATTCCTCCGTGAGATGGCAGCATCTTGCGAGGATCTGGTCAACCAAGACAAAGCAACAGAAGCCGCCAACATGGTAGATGAAGCAATGTTGGAATCTGACCAGAAAGTATGGCTATGGGGACAGCTAACAGCTAAAACCAGAGCCGCAATTAAGAAAGCCAAAGCTTGAAAGGAAAATGATGGCTGATTTTGACAACAACAACCGAGGTGCTCTCTTCAAAAACAAGAAGAAAGAAACCGATAACCACCCTGACTACAACGGCTCCATAGTCGTAGATGGCACAGAGTATTGGATTAGCTCATGGCTAAAGACTTCAAAAAACGGTGAAAAGTTCATGTCTTTGTCTGTTAAACCAAAACAAGATGCCCCCCGTCAAAGTTCTGCACCCACTCGTAAGAGTAACTCCGTGCAAGACATGGACTCAGACGTGCCTTGGTAACAAGGTATATCTTTTACATTCCTTGGTAATAAGGTGACAGGCATGGGATTCGATGACCAACTAGATTTGTTTATTGACTCCCATGTCGCCCCTATGAATCCCAACAAGAATAAGTACACCCCCGATTGTTTTGTTAGCCACCTGCAATATCAGCAATGGTTACACGAAGCCTACAGGGCTAAAGAACAGACGTTCATTTGTGAAGACTGCACGAATGAATACAAAGCAAAGATGAAAGCACAAGGCCGTTGCCACGAGGAGTGGACTAAAGACAATGGAATTGTGTATAACAGACGCAAAGAAAAGGAGTTAACCGATGAAATTATTACAGTTTTGGCGGTCACGAAAGTCCGATCCACTCACAAGTCATCAGGCAGCCGAACAAATAAAGGAAGTGGCTCCCCAGCATATGGATTTGATCTATCAATGTCTGTTAGAGCATGGACCTCTGGGCAAGGACGGGATCGCCAGTCGGACTGGGTTGGATCCGAATCAAGTGGCACGGAGACTGCCAGAGATGAAGAAGCTGGGCGTGGTTGACACCACAGGTCAGACAGTTACTTCTAAAGCAGGTCGATCAGAAAGGGAGTGGGGGTTAGCATGAATACAGGTGGACCAGCGTTTCCGCAACCCACAGCCTCCACCCTGTCGTGGCAAGGCATGACATTGCGTGATTACTTTGCTGCCAAGGCGATGAATGGACTGCTTGAAACGGCAATAGATTGGTTTCCAACAGGAAGGGATGCTGATGAATCCAGCTTAGAGATTTTTAAAGATTTGGCTAGAGATTCATACGCAATCGCAGACGCCATGTTGAAAGCGAGAGAACAATGAACGCCTTTCATAAAGACTTTATCAAAACACACTACCCAGACCTTATGAAAGATCACATACAGTCTTCTAAGAACAGTCTGGCAATGACTCAGCACGTGGAAAAGAAACGTCTTGAGAAGCCTAACCACGGCACAATTCATGGGGTTACAAATGACCCTCATAGATTGATGCCTAAAACATTTGCGGTCTACAGCCGTGCAGGGATGCCAAAATGATTGAACTAATCTTGTTTTGCCTAGGTGTAGGTGCTGTACTTGCTTTGACCGTTTGGGTGGTGATCAAATGTCTAATAGCAATGCAGTAAAAGAATGGTCCTATGTCCTGCTACAGAGGGACGCAGAGGGCACAATCATCGACTCTACAGAGGTAACCGATGAGGTTATCTACCTCTACAGGATGGTAGAAATCCAAGAGAAGCTCTTGAATAACTACCGCCTCAACGCTGGCTACGAGTTTCTAGTCAGCGAACCATCAATCCATTGACGCTAGACAGTCTTTGTAACGCTTCTTACGGTCATCAATGCCGATCAAACCACCGTTGATCTTCTTTGTTTGACCCTCTAAGTCATCGTTATCAGCAAAGACATCTAGCTTATTGGCTGACCAAAACCACCCTGCCGATAATGCTGCATACTTAGGCTCCAGCAAAAGCTCAGGATTGCTCACAAAATCAACGCCCAAGGCATCCCCACACCGCTTGTGATTGTCCTTGCCTGTGAGCTGTTTTAGACCCATTCCACGGTGCTTCCAACCCTCACCTGATTCAATGGTTCCGTTGCCCATACG